TCAATTCACGCTTTGAAAAATGGTGGACTGAAAAATTATTACGGAAAGTCCGATGCACTTATTTTCGAAGATGATATTAGTTCAAAAATTTACGAACTCTATAAATCTGGTCACAATTCCGAAGAAATTCTTATCATTATAAATCAAAACATGGAGGAAAAAACCAATGAAATGTATTAAATCAATCAAAGAAACAAAAGACGTAGCTCTCGGGACCATTAAGAGAGTTGATGACAAAACTGCAATTAATATGGTCGGAAATATGTGGACTTATATTTCCAAAGCAGAATGGAAATCGGCTACGAGAAAATCCAAACTAACTGAAGTAAAAGGAGAAGAAAATTCTCAACAACCCCAAGAACAAAATGAAAAAAAACCTTATAAAAAGGGCCAAAAGTCCGACAAACATAAAAACAAACAATAATGGGAAACGTATCTGAACAGTTGATTAGAATGCTTCGTTGTGAAGCTATTGCACAAAGAGCCAAAGCTCTTCTCACATTCAAATTATTATCTGAGAATGCTGCAGGGATTGGAGACCACTCAACAGGTGATTTTTATAAAAACGCAGAAGAAGCATTACAAATGCTCGTTGATGCTGATGATAAATTGGAGGCTTTGCAAAAATACTTTCCTAATGAAAAAGATAATTAAGAAATTGGAGTGGATATTCGATTATTATTTCGCTTGGATGTTATACAACGGAAATAAAACACACAAGTACTTAGAGTACATGGAAAAAAAGTGGGGAAATAAAAATGATTGACAATACAGAATGGGTCAATGGACCCTCTCACTACGGTGGAAAGGAAAACCCATACGAAGTAATTAAGGTTTGTGAAGCTTGGGAGCTCGACAAAGACGCTTATTTATTCAACGTGGTCAAATATGTCGCTCGAGCAGGAAAGAAAGACGTTTCTAAAGAAATCGAAGACCTCAAGAAAGCGGCTTTTTATTTGGATAGAAAAATTAAAAATTTAGAAAAATGATTATTTGGTTAACAGGCCAACCCGGTGCGGGTAAAACAACAATTTGTAAAAAAATTTTACTTAGAGATGCCAGTTTTTTCCACATCGATGGAGATGACCTTAGAGATTTATTTGAAAACAAAGACTACTCTGAACAAGGTAGAAGAAAAAACATTGAGTTAGCACAACAAATTGCTCAGTATCTCACAAACAAGGGTGAAGATGTATTAGTATCTTTGGTTTCCCCCTATAAAGACCAAAGAGATAAATTCAAAGAAAAGATGGGGGATAAATTGGTGGAGGTTTATATACATACTTCTGAAAAAAGAGGAAGAGAAGATTTCTTCGTTAAAGAATATGGACAACCAACCGAAAATTACCTTGACATCGACACAACAAATGAAAGTGTTGAGGACTCAGCTAAAAAAGTATTAGAATATGCAAAAATTTCACGTTGAAGGAGACCCAAAATTGAAGAACACGGGGGGTAAACAATACTCTATGTTCGTGGGAAGATTTCAGCCTTTTCATGGGGGTCACAAATGGATTGTGGATGAAATTATAAAAGAAGGTAAAAATGTTCTAATTTGTATTAGAGACATTGAACCAGATGAAAAAAATCCGTTCACCGCACAAGAAGTTGAGACAAATATTAAGAAGGAACTTTGGCAACTTATTGGTGAGGAAAGGGTTAAAGTAATTACGATTCCTGATATCGAATCAGTAAACTTCGGCCGAGGAGTTGGATATGATATCATTGAACATGTACCACCTCAAGAAGTTCATGATATTTCTGCAACGAAAATACGTGAACAAATGAGACAGGAAGGAAAATTATAATGGAAAATATTTTTCAATTTACTGGACTTAGTGGAAAAAAATCATTAGAATTGAATTATTAAACTGTTATAATGGAAAATTTTTTAGGAAATATAATAAATGGTGATTGTATAATTGAGATGGCTAAAATGCCTGAAAACTCTATTGACCTTATTGTTACTTCACCACCCTATGGAGTGGGTATTGAATATGATTCATTTGATGATGATATGAACATAGAGGACTACAAAGACTTTTCAAAGAAATGGCTCACCGAGGCTTATAGAGTTCTGAAGGCGGATGGTAGAATTGCTCTTAATGTTCCTTATGAAATCAATCGACAGGATAAAGGAGGTAGAGTTTTTATTGCCTCTGAACTTTGGCAGATTATGCAAAGAATTGGTTTTAAATTTTATGGTATTGTGGATTTAGATGAAGATTCTCCACATAGAAGTAAGACAACGGCTTGGGGTTCATGGATGTCTCCTTCTGCACCTTACATCTACAATCCGAAAGAGTGTGTTATCTTGGCTTACAAGTCTAAACATATTAAGATTGTTAAGGGAGAACCCGAGTGGGTTGGGGTGATTGATGAGATTGAACAAGAGGATGGAACGAAAAAGAAAAAAACTCTCTATACTGAAGAACAGAAGAAAGAGTTTATGGATTTGGTTTATGGACAGTGGACATATTTTGCAGACACTAAACAAATGACCAAAGCAACCTTTTCCTTGGACATTCCAATGAAAGCTATGAAGATACTCACTTACAAAAATGACGTCGTTTTAGACCCTTTCTGTGGTTCTGGTACAACTCCAGTTGCGGCAGTAATATCAGGAAGAAACTGGGTAGGTATTGAACTCAGTCCGAACTATTGTGAAATTGCTAAAAAGAGAGTTCAACAATTTATCGATAAAAAGAAACAATCTAAATTAGATTTTGAAGAAGGGGTTTAAAAACCCCTTTTTTTATTCTCAAGATATTTATAGAAAAATTACTTCTATGAAAGAAGAACTCATTAAAAAACTCGTTCAAATTCAACTTCAATTTAAATTTTTACATTGGCAAACTTTTGGAGATGCTAAACACAGACTTTATGGAGACATCTACGATAAGTTGGGAGAATTGATAGATGAGTTCACTGAAACAATGATGGGAAAATATGGAAGACCTGAGTTTGACTCTGAATTCGGAATTATGTTTCAAGATATTTCTGCATTGAGTATGCAGAATTTCATAGATGGAATTACTGAATTTTTTGTTGGGATGTCAGACCAACTCGATTCAAGATATGATACAGACTTACTCAACATTAGAGATGAGATGTTGGGTCTCATAAATAAATCTAAGTACTTATTAACACTCAAATACTAATGGCAAAAAAAATTGTAAGACTAACCGAAGGTGACTTAATTAATCTTGTAAAAAGGGTTATCTCTGAACAAAAAAAATTCGAACTATTCATGAATCCTGGTCAAACAGCTGAGGCAGAATTGATTGGAGACATATTGACTATTTTTTCTCAAATGGGGAAAGACCAAATCTTTAAAGTAAAAACATCTTTACCAAAAGGTAAATTTATGTTTGAATTTTCAAAAGATGGAAAATATTACGGGTACGATAAGAGAGGGAAAAAACATGAAATCCTTTTGATAGAAAAAAGAAAATGAAAAAACTATTAAAAGAGTCTGGTTTAAGAGATATTTCGGCTTTGAGGAAAAGATACCCAAAAGCCGAAATTTATTTTCACCTTGACCTTGATGGGGTGACCACCGCAATTGCAATGAAAAAATACCTTGAGGACAATGGTATCAAGGTCGTTGGAGCACATACCATTCAATATGGGGACAAGGAATTTGCAGTTAAAAAGTTGGATGCTGAAGGTGATACAATGCCAGTGCTCGTAGATTTCGCACACGGTAAACCGATGTTTGTTATTCATACTGACCACCACGATAGGCAGGTTGGTGCAGAACCTGAGGCTTCTAAATCATTCAGACAAGCCCGTTCGAACGTTGAAACAATATCTCAAATTGTTTCACCTAAGGAAATATTTCCAACCGCTGATATACTTTTAATCAGTACTGTAGACTCAGCTAACTTTTTGAAACATGAAATCACACCAGAGGATGTTGTAAATTATATCTTTAGATTAGATAAAGATAAGACCCTTCAGAAAAATAAAATGTTACTTGGGTTGGTTATCAACAAACTGATTTTAGCTTTCAAAAACCGAAAAGGGTTTATGGAGAGTTTGGTTATGGACTCAGAACCCTCCCTCATGTCTATTTTCAATAACATCAAGAAATGGATGAAAATGACAAGTGCTGAAGACTTCGCTACTCTCCAACAGAGGTCCGATGATTACTTGGAACAAATGAAAAAATATCCCAAGGTAAGAGTAGAAGACGGAATAATTTTTCAGTATGGTGCGGGAAGTATGAAGTCAGGTTCTTACGATAGATACACTCCTTTCAGAGTAAATCCGAATGCGGACTTTTTAATTCTAATGTGGCCGATGGGACTTTTACAAGTCTCATGTAACCCTTTCAAAAAAGATAGAAAGTTGAAAGGAGTTAATTTGGGAGAGATGGCTCAGGACGTTCTGAAACCTTTTGAAAGCCAACTCAAATCAAGAACAATCCCCCTTTCGACAATCAAATGGTTAAGTGAAATATCAACCAAACCAGGTGATGTTGGATTTACATTCAAAGACTTCAATGCCCTTTTCGGTGGTAAAATTGCATTTATTGATGGGGGTAACGAAATTTTAGATAGAATAAAACCCATGATGGACAAACCTTTTTCAGAACTCAAAGAAGAAGAAAAACAACTTTTGGACAAGATTGGAATTAATATGTGGGATTTTATTCAATCTAACTCAGGAGGACACAAGTGTATCACGAATATTTCAGGTCTAAATTTTCTTGGAAGAAAGACAAGACCATCAGAGGACCCATACAGATACGACCCTGACAAGCCAGATGTTCCGTATATTAAATTCATGAAACAACTCGGAACAAAATTTTTCAATATACTGAAAGAAAAAATTCAAGAGGAACAACAAAAAGAAAAAGAAGTGTCAAATTAAAAATGATACTCAACCCAATCGCCGGGTTCTATACCAACAGTATCACAATAACCTCCCGGTAACTCCAAAACAATATTTCCATTTCCACAATATGTTGGACAAGGGTCTTCATCGCAAGGAGGACAATCAGAGTGAATATTAACAATTACATTATTTTTTATCATTATGATATCTAAGGGTATAATACAATTTTTCATCCAAAAACATTGTTTGTTCCCACTCATCAAAAATAAAAGAGCTTCAAAGTCTTTATTGAAAGTTTTACCCATCATCCCAATTGCTTGAGATTTTTTATCGGTTAGAACTTTTGTTTTAAAAATATTTTTGTTAATTTTGACAAACACAATAATAAATACAAATGGAATCAAAAAGATACGCTGGCGTTTTAGTGAAATGTGGAGACGAAGTTCTCCTTTGCAAAAGAAATAACTTGGGGTCTTTCCCTGGTATGTGGTCAATACCAGGTGGAAAGATGGAGGAAGGTGAAAACTCTCAAGATAGTGCGAAAAGAGAGTTTGTGGAAGAAACTGCCGTGGACATTTCAGATAGAAACATAAAGTTCATCGGACTTCTTCCGAGACACACAAGAGACGGAAAAAAAGTGAAAGGGATGATGTACGTTTATCAACTTGATACCGACCAGCCAATTGAACCTGACTTTTCCGTAGCAAAAGATGGTGAAGAACACACTGAATGGAAATACTTTAAATTAGATGAGATTGATTTTGGACAGTGTGGTGAATATATGTATAAACTTATTGAAATCGTACTACAATGAAAGTTTTATTGATATCT